GACAAGGACATCGACAATGACGGCGATGTAGATTCTTCTGACGAATATCTACACAAGAAACGTGCCGCAACCGACGATGCGATCGACGCCAAGAAAAAAAGCGGTAAAGTAGCAGAAGTTTCTGCAGACCTTGCAAAGGCTGCAGCGAAAGCAGACAAAGTCGATATCAATACGGACGACGATGAAATCATCAAAAAGCGACTCGACCGTAAGAAAAAAGATCCAGTCGAGTCACTAGAATTAGATATGTCTAAGTCGTTTGTAGAGATGTGGAAAGAAATGCAAGAAGCGATTGATCCTAAGAAAGGCGCAACTGCCCCAGAGAAGCATGATGATCATTCATCTGACCACGACAAGAAAGTCATTGCGCAACACAAGAAGTCTGACAAGAAAGTCGAAGACCAAGAAGAAAAGTCTCACGACACAGTCTTCAAGGCCGCGGGTAAGGACATGAAACAGGCTCCTGCTCGTAGTGGCGCGGATAATTTATCGAATGGCGATAAGTCTATTGTTAATCCAGTAAAAGGTAAGTAATATGATTAAAGCTCCATCATGGTGTAAAGATGCGGTCCCAAGTACAAAAGGATGGCATCATCCGCGAACTTGCGAACTACTAAAGTCGCAGAGTTTCACGCAAGAACAAGTAGAAGCATGGCACGGACCAAAGAAAAAACCAAAACCGAAAAGTCCTGCTAAACCGGAACCTGTAGGTGAAGATACTTACATTTTCGAAGTACGGGACCCAGAGTAATAATAAAGTTTTATATTCTGACTAGTGGTCCGATATCTACGCTTAAACGCCACTTTGAATTCCTGAAACCAAACGAGACCGTCGTCGTCATCAATACTCTAAACCAAGAGTACGTTGATGAGGCTACGGTCTTTTGTGTGTCTGAAGGAATTGAATATTACGTCACTGAATCAGACGGCACACCCGCAACAGGCAAGAACTCTGTACTTAAACTTTTTCTAGAGAGCGATAATGAGTACATGGTGCACGTTGACGGTGATGATATGATCACACCATATGGTCGCAATCTCTATCGCACAACTGCGCACACAGATGCGCCCGACGTTATTTGTCTGCATCATCAAATTGGCATACAATCATTTCGCTCAGAACTACTAGATCTGTTTAGAAAACAAGTAGACTCTAACACGGTGGCGCAACGATTCATGTTCATACCGCCAATCTATATGCCTTGCCATCCACACGTGCTCGATAGTAGATCCTCTATAGGTCGATATATACCAAAAATCTCTGAGGCGGATGTTAAGTTTTTTCTAGAACACAATCCAGATATAAGCGAAGAGACCGCATGGACATGGACACATAACAAGAAGGCGCTCGAGGAGTTTTATATTAAATATAACGATCGTCGCAACTCACTTAATCGTCTCGTGTTCTTCTCTCGTAAAGCGGCAGAACACATGTGGTACGACCCTACGCTGATTGTGGGGGAAGACCTAGTACAATACTACAAACTCAAAAAACTCGCGCACGAAGGCGTGATAGACATGCTTGTACGTAACGAGAATCCAAAGTATACGTATCTACATATCGCAGACAACTATAGTATCACGCGCACAGAAAAACCCGACTGGGGTTGGCAAGGGATTCTTATTGAAGAACTAAATAAACTCGACATGTACCCTAAAGTGTTCCGTCTACCGGAGTTTGTAGATCCACATTATGAAGTTAAACAAAAATAATCTGATTGTGTATGCAGCCAAACATTACTACAACCCTAAGCATATCGACGGTGAAGAGTTTTTTGATGATCTGAAGCGNNGATGGGGAAGAGTTCTTTGATGACCTAAAACGTTTTAAATATGTCAAACGTTTAATTAATCGGTATCACAAAAGCGGAGACCTCGCAGAGCGATTGATACTGAATCACCTCATAGTCATATTCAATGTGTTCGGTCATGAAGCAGGGGTCGAGATGTTGGCGATGAAAGTGCCGCTTGAACAATGGCCGACACTGAAACCATTTCTCGTGTTTCTTCATGCGATAAAAAGTGATGACATTACGGGCATCGAAATGGATAAATACGTAATAAGTAAATTGAGAGAAATAAGATGGGAATCCTAAAGTCCGCCGCGGACATCGTTTATACAATTCGTTTTCTAAAACTACTCGTAACTAAGTTCGAGGATACAGACGCATACAAAGCAGGCATCATCGACGCGAACGGTAATAAAAGAAAGGATTTTTCTATGGACACGATGGAGAATCGTGACGCATACCGAACACACTATACCGCATTTCATCGACTCGTTTATAATTTAAAGAGGATAATGGCGAAAGCGCCAGGAGGTTCTTCTGTCGTCGCACGTTATGGTGCCGCCCTCGCATTGATCAAAGAACACGGCGAACTGTCCGACGATCAAATTCAAAAGATACATGAAGCAACGGGCATTGACATCATGGATGTTCTACTCGAAGATTCTAAGTGGTATGTCACATCTGACGGAAACTTAGGGCCTGGCGTCTATAAAATGAACAACCATGCTTTAATAGAGTCTGGTGAAGAGTTGATTCGAAAGGGCGATAAGATCCGTGTCTTTGAAGACAATTTGGTTCATGATATCTTAGGTATCTCAGTCTTTCATGGTACTCACCTACAAAGTGGCAAGCGTGTCTTGTTCTCAGCCAATGAGATTTCAAAATGAATACTTCTTTTTTAACGAAGGGACTAAAGAAAATAGAAGGACATTTAGTTCCAAGTGAAAAAACGCAGACCGCATTTAAAGAAATTTATGATCTGATAAAACCAAAAAGCATCGCTGAGATAGGGTTCAATGCAGGTCACAGCGCTTACATGACGCTCATGTTGTTGCCTGAAGTAAAACTGTATTCTATAGACATCTGTATTCATCCATACTCGAAAGTAAATGGAAAAAAACTCGAAGAGATGTTCCCAGATCGATTTAGGTTCACTAATTCGGATTCAAAAAATGTCCATCCTCATGAGATAAGAGGGATTGATGTTCTATTCATAGACGGTGACCATAGTATCAAAGGGCTCACTTCCGATTTGAAACTGGCGTCTCAAGCTGAAGTTGATTGGATATTAGTGGACGACTACCACGGTGAATGGTTCAGATCAATTATAGAACTAGTCGATCATTTTGTGAAGAAAGAAGATTTTAATTATACGTTGGTGCGCACTTGGAACTATGACTCGCGCGACGGAGAAAATACAGTAGCGTTGTTAAAGAGAATAAAACAATGAAAACTTATAAAGAATTTATACAACAGTTCGAAGAAGAAATCACCAACAATACAAGTCAGGTTCCTGGCGCAGGTAGCGACTCATCAACGGTTATAGTTCGTAAGAAGTATGATCGCAAAAATAAGCGTAAAGACGCTGTCAAGATTTTACGAAGAATAATGCCAAAAAATTAGTAAAATCGATCTTTACGAAACCTTCAAATTACTATATAATTCTACTTGTAATTTAAGGGATCGTCATGAAATTTATAGAACAATCTAGACTCGAAACCTATATCCCTTTAGAGGGGCATTTCGGTTAAGCATGTCTGCAGTACTAAACAACCTAAAAATCAACACTAAAGCGCATAAGGTCGTCTCTGGGCTTGACAAAACGCTCTTTAGCGAATATACTATCAAGTATTGTTCAGTAAGAGAAGACCCCGCATATCTGATAATAGTATCTGAATCGATTGACGTTACGATGGGAAGTAAGTGGTCACGAGCGAAGTTTCAGTGTCGTGAACAAGGCATCTATCTAGATGTGTCGGTTGTAACGAACGAGCAGTATATAAAGTGGGTCCACAACTCTGTGCGCAGAGATCCTGATTCACCCGAAGAATGGTTACAAAGGTGGTATAAGGTTTTTGAGAAAGAACCTAAAGATGGTCTCTGGGCAAAAGCCGCAGATCATATATACTATCTGAAAGACATTCGTAATTACGAATCAATAGCACCAAAAATACTTGAAAACGGATACTTCTCTCTGGGAAGATAGCCACTACAGTTTGGGATAAAAAATGAAAGTAGATGTGAATTACGATCGCGATGATCTGTTAACAGACTATGCGATAGGTATGCTAAAAGATTTTTACATGATTGATGGCGAAGATTCCCCTCAAGACGCCTACGTAAGAGCATCTGAGGCATGGTCTACTTATCGAGATGAAATGGACCCTTACTTGGCACAGAGACTCTACGAGTACGTCAGTAAAAAGTGGTTTATGTTCGCTTCTCCGGTTCTCTCGAACGCACCCAAAGAAGGTGCGGATACTCGCGGATTACCTATCTCCTGCTTTCTTACATACGTTCCAGACACACTAGACGGACTCATTGATCACTCTAGCGAGTTGCGGTGGTTGTCTGTTATGGGCGGAGGTGTCGGTGGACACTGGGGGGACGTGCGTACTGTTTCAGACATCGCTCCTGGGCCCATCCCTTTCCTCCACACGGTCGATGCAGATATGATTGCATATCGTCAGGGGAAGACCCGCAAAGGTTCTTACGCGGCGTATTTGGACGTTTCACACCCAGACATTATTGAGTTTCTAAACATTCGCATTCCTACAGGCGACGTACAACGTAAGGCGCTGAACATCCACAATGCGATTAACATCACCGATGAGTTCATGGCGGCGGTGATCAACAACACAGACTTCGATCTGCGCGACCCGAAAGACGATATTGTCAAAGATTCGGTCAACGCACGTAAGCTGTGGGAAAGAATTCTAGAGGTGCGGTTCCGTACAGGAGAGCCATACCTAAACTTTATCGACACGGCGAATCGTGCACTCCCGATGCCTCTGAAGGAAAAGGGGCTTAAGATTCACGGGTCAAATCTATGCAACGAAATTCACTTACCTACTTCCGCTGAGAGGACAGCGGTGTGTTGCTTGTCTTCACTAAACTTAGAATACTATGATGAATGGAAAGACACTAATATCGTGCGGGATATTATTCGTATGCTGGATAACGTTCTCGAATACTTCATCAATAATGCGCCAGATAGTATTTCCCGCGCCCGTTATTCGGCGGCACGTGAGAGAAGCATTGGACTTGGAGCAATGGGTTTCCACTCACTCCTACA